TGTGTAGAATGAGCAATACAGCGGAAGCCAAGACACTAGCTAACACAATCAAGACAAAGGTTATGATAGCTACTTCAAAGTGATGCTTGCGCTTTCGTATCCGCTCTTCTTCTGCTTCTCTACGGGCAACCCGCGCTTTTGCTTGAAAGCGTTGCCAGTCACCCCACAGTCCGGGACGACCAGCGTAGATCATTATCTGTTTTAATTGTTCTTCTTGTTCACGTATCTGTTCGAGAGCCATAAACTCTTCGAGGTCGGAGCCGCCACCTTTTTTCTGTGCCTTTCTTTGTAGCTGTTCTTTTGCCCCTACAAAGTTAGCAATCGCCTTACCAGCACTGGCAATCTCCTTGCCGTTCTGGACAGCACTTTTGATCACAGCAAAGGCAGCGTTTGCGGCAGCGAGTTCGGCAAGCATCAGTAGACTCGTACTTTATCATTTACTAGTTTCGGCAGGCAGTATGCCGTCACCGTTCGACCTTGTTCGTGTAGCTTTTGTGCGTACCACTTGCACTCTCGTAGGTCGCGAAAATACAAATCGTTGCTGACCAGACGCTTATCATCCCCTAGCCCAAGAAAGACAAACAGGAGAAAGGCGTGCTGCATTAGTCTCTGTAACCGCCCCCTGCTTTTTTATAGGCAGACGCAAGCATTTGCGCTTTTCTCGCACTCCACTGACCCGGCCTCCCGCCCTTTCCGCCTGCCTTGATGCGATTGAAGAGACGCTTTCTCATTGCAGGCTTGGTGTAGTTGCCAGCCTCGTTGACGCGGCTCTTGCTTTTTCTACTTTTTGCTTTACCGCCCTTTGCAAGTTCAACAGGTCTCTTGTATCGACCCTTAGTCAATCTATGAAACGACTTAGGACTTAAGGGGGCATCAGATTCGTGCCCTGACTTTCCCTCTTCATCCACAAACGGATACACCCGCACAGTGGGCTTCTTCTCTATGACTGGAGGAGGAAGAAGGGGACGATCATAGTTTTGCCCCTCTTCTCGACGTTTCTTTTCTTCGCTATCTTGTGCAGAGCGGGGTACTTGATATCTACCCATCAAAACTCTCCCTTCTTCATGGCGTCCGAGAGTTTCGTCGCCCGTGATTTTACTTGCCGCGCCCAGCGCGAATCGAGCATCTCGACGGATGCGGTGTCGAAGTCGCCTGCCTCGATAGCAGCCCACATCTTCTTAAATTTACAGAGGCGTGGCACGCCCATATTGAATGCCATATCCATCACAATCAGTTGACGTACTGCGTCGAGATCGTACACACAAGGCTTTGCTCGTGTCAGTTCGTTCTCTACAATTGCAATGTCATTAGTGGCTAGGTAATACGCATCCGCTTCTGTAATGCCGTGTTCGTAAACGGCATCTATGGAGGGAATGTCCATGTAATCAAGTTCTTCTTTACTAATCCCCCGGCCTTCTAAATTGCGCCCGATACCTATAGTGTCGATGCCGAGAGTGTCTTTGTATACGGTAAGAACCAAGCCTTCGTGCTGTCTTACCTTCTCTACAAATGTATTTAGGTCGTATTTCATTCCACGTTTCATATTATTTGCGTTCATCATCACTTTGCCTCATGCCCCATCCACACCGCAAACGCACCTGTCATGGCTCCCGTCACCACACTGACAAGCGCTGCCTGTTGACTTGTCGGGTCCGGTAGTCCCATGAACCACTCCACTACGCGCCACGCTGAGATCGACATCCCCAACATCATCAAACGGGGGAGTATCCTCCACCGTAGTATTCTTTCCATAGTGACTTCGGCCATGCTTACCTCTTTCCAAAGAATTTAGTAGCGCTACGAACGCCAAATGAGGCAGCAACGATAATCCCCAGAGAATCTTCTCTCTTCTTCTTCCTAATGCAAGGATCAACGGCACCGAAAACAAAATAACCAGCCACTCGTCTTTCCACGATGACTGGCTTCCACGTGCCATTTCTAAGTCCCATTCGAGTTCTCCCGTAGCTTTTTTTTCCATGATGGTCGCTTCGGCTTTCGCTCGTGCGACTTTGGCTCCCGTCTCGGCCTTTGTTTTTTCGACCTTACCCTCTAGCCATGTGCCAGCTAAGTTGGCTATCGGGCCGATCAGCGCAGTTAACATTTCCACCTCTTCCGCGCCTGTCTTAGGCGGCTATTCGGATTCTTTGCAGCCTTTGGAAACTTCTTCATTTGTCCAGCAGAACGCGCACAAAATGACTTGCGTCGTTTAGCTGCTTTGCTTCCGGGCTTCACTTTACCAGTGACTGCAGTCTTAAGTTTAGAACCGGGGTTCTTACGACGATACGCAGCTACCCCGGCCTTAGTCATACCTGCGCCCTTTTTGGTAGGACGAAAGTTCTTTTTGTTACGGGCTGGCATGTTGTCAGCTTTGCGTGCCACTAGCGTTTCCTTGCGGTTTGTGCGGCACGTTTAAAGTTGCCTTTTGTTGGTGCGCCCTTGCTGCCCGGCTTACGCATCTTCTCGCCGCTACCGGCTTTGATACGACGACGTTTGGCTGCAATGTTGGCGTATAGTCCGCGACGTGCCATCTGATTACGCCTTTACGAGCTTGTAGCCCTTGGCTTTAGCAGCAGCACGGATTGATGCAAGAGTCATTGCGCCACCGCGCTTGCCACCCTTTGCTTTGCCGCCCTTTTTCATCATCATCTTACGGCCACCGCGCATACCGCCTTTAGCCATGCCTTTGGCTTTCATCTTGCCGCCGCGCTTCATGCCTTTACTCTTCATCGTCATCTTCTTCATAATCGCTCTCCGCATAGAGGTTGTCGAATACCCGTGCCGTGTCACTTACGTAGTTCGGGTCTTGTTTAGAATGATGGACCCACTGACTTGGGGCAAAGTCTGGTGGTCCTTCGCCTGTCACAAACCATGCAGGGTTGGTGACTCTTACTCTGTTGTTGGGTAGTGCAACCATGTTGCCTGTCCACTTACCCGCATCGAGTAGTTCTAGCACATGACTCTGTTTATGTTGGGCAGGGTCATCTGCTACTTCTGTGTCTGTGTAGTCTACTGTAAAGTAGTACTTGGCTGGATAGAACTCCCCATCTATCTTTGCCAACCACGGACAAGGTGTGGCTCTGTTCAATACAAACACCGAGTGATGATGTGATTGACAGTCCCACGGCTGGGCTAAGTACGTTGGCATAGGTTCGGGCCATTCGTCGAAGGGCGTGTCACCTACAAGTGCTGTGAGAGGCATACGTGCCCACATTGCACCGCCATGTACATTCTCTTCCTCATCACACCCTGTAAATAACACCTGAAAGGATAGGGTACGCATCGGCAGAGTTGTGACTGCTATCACCATTGCGTGTAAAAACTCGCCCTGATAGCGGTCGTGATTCGTTGTGTATTCTCTACGTACCCATGCTTTGAAGTAGGGCACATTGCTTGTTATGTAATTCATAAGCGAAACTCCTGTCATTTTCCCGGCAGGGGTTCCTGCTTATATCATATATAAGTAAAAGGGTCAAGGGGGCAAGACGCCCCCCTGACAGGTTGGTTAGGCGAACGATGCCGCCGTTTCAGCAGTACCCATCTCTGCAATCACTGCAAAGACACGACACTTGCCGTCAAAGGTTGCCGAGTTTACGATCATGTCAATCGTGTCAGCGGCAGTATACAGCTTGGCTGTACCTGCTGCGTTGTTGATCTCGTGACCTGTTGCCGTGGCATCCAAAGCAGCAACATACAGATCGTCGTCGGAGTCATCGCCTAAGTCGATAACACAACCAGAGTTGGATGTTGCAGTCAGGATTTCCACACCCGCCATAAGGACGAGAGTGTTAGCATTCATCTCGAAGACTTCAATCGAGTCGGAAGTCGTCAGGTTAGTGGACGAGAAGTCCAGAACAACCTCGATGATCTGTGGCTTGATGCCAAGAGGGACGCCTGCGACAGCGCCAGTTACAGTGTAAGTAGCCATTACTAAGCCTCCCTATTAGTCAGTCTTAATGACGCCTTGGACGATAGCTTCCGGGCGAATGACCTTACGGCCAAACACGTGGAGACCACGAACAATGTCACTAAAGGTTTCAGTCGAACGGACAACCTCGGTCTTCGCAATGTGCGAAGCGGTGGCCGTTGAGGACATGTGACCAGCCATGACAACAAAGTCATTAGTGGTGTCCTGCGAGTTAATAGTCACAACGTCAGTTCCCGAGTTGTTCAGGGCGGTGGACTTGTAACAGTTAAAGCCAGCAATGTTGCCAGCCATTACAAGGCCGTTGCGGAGCGGCGAGGTGCCGTCACCAGTTACCTGAACTTCTGCGAACTTGGCACCAGCCTTGAACGCATTCTCGTAGAAGATCGGAGGTGCTACAAACCAGCGGTTCTCTTCCGGAACAGACTGGTCGTCAAGGATACGAGCCATCGTCATCAGCAGGTTGACAGCAACGTCTTCGTTGCCGCTACCAGTGATGTCGATAGGCGAAGCAGCCGTGCCAACAGAGGTGCCGGTGTTACCAGCATTATCTGCCATGTTTTGCAGAATGTTCGCATCGTACTTGCGCTTCAGGGAGAATGCTCCTGAAGAAGTAGCAAGTGCCTCGAAGTTGACGTGAGAATGACGCTCTTCAATGTCGTCAATCTTAAACGCAAAAGCGTTTGCTTGATCGACCACCATAGTGATCTGATCGTCAGCAAGGTCTTGCGGGTTTACTACCGTGCCGCGTGCATAAGAGGAGACCGTAATGGTCGGCTCTTTGATGATGCGGACGGTATCGCCAAAATTCTCAATTTCGCCAGCGTAGTCGGTATTCGTAATGTCTTCTGCAACCGAAGCGCGACGGAAGAATTTGAGAACTTTTTGGCTAAAAATTTCCGGTGTAAAGTTACCGGATGGCAGGTTATTATGACCTGACGCGCTATTAAAAGCCATTAGTCCATCCTTCCTATTTGGAGGTTAAGGGTTAGTTTTCATAATCGATTCGGCCCTCTGTCCTCGCGGTATCGAGTTCTGCTTCATGCTTCTCGAATTCCCACGGTTTCATCCGGCCGATTTCAGAGGCTTTCCAAATACGCCCCTCTCCTTTTGCTTCACCTGTAATGTCACGTGCCTTGGGAGAGTTTACAGCCGCTGCAGCAGCTTCGCTCTTCTTGGTACGTTTTTTATTTGTGATGCCAGCATCCACCTTGTACAGATCAAGAACACGAGATGCCCATCGGGCGTCAGTATTGTTCTTCAGGATGCCGTCAGAGATGTTTTCGGGCTGTTCTTCTAGCCACTGGAGAAAACGCTCATCCGTACGCAACTCGTTAAAGTCTGGATGATTGTTTGTTAGTTCTTGGTATGCGGCCTGTACCCTTGTGTTTTGTTCCTTTTCACGGATGGTAGCGAGTTCTTTTTCCAGTTCACCTGCCCGTTCACCAGCCTTCATAGTTGCAATCGTCTCGACAACGTCGTACACGTCGGGATATTGTTCTTTGAAGGATTCTAGTTCTTCGGGAGACTTAGGTAGAGCAATGTTCTCTTGGCGAGTAGCTTGGGAAAGGGTCGCCGTCATCTCTTGCTCTTTTGTCTTAAACTCTTCTACCTTTGCATCGTAGTGCCGTTTGAGATCGTCGTAACGCTTCTTGTAGTCGTGTTCCGCTTTCTCCGCGCCTTCTACGAAATTGGGTTCGGATTGCTCATCCGACTCTTGTTGCTCCGCTTGCTGTTCTACCACCTCGTCGTCTTCGTCTTGGTACACCTCTTCTCGGTACTTACCCTTGTAAAGAGCGTCGTTGTTGATAGTTCCAAAGGAGTCGTTGGGTTTGTTGGCACGAATGCCACGAACTTTTTTTGCCATTTGATTTACCTCACATGCGGGGCCACTTGGCTGTGGGTAGCCGCTCCGGTTGTGTCAGGGCCGCACTGGCGGGTAGCTGACTAATTCTTTTTCTTCTTACGTTTTTCCGCCAAATACTCTTTGTATATTTTTTCTTCATCCGGAGACTCCGGGGCAGCTTCGTAAGAATAAAAATCGTGTCCACCTAATGTGGTCACGTATCTCATTTGCGGATTTAGCTCCATTTCTTTTGCTAAAGAAGCATCTTCTCGCGTATAAAATGTTACTGTGTCAGGGAATCTT